CCAAATGTTGTAAAGTCTCCGGCAAAACCTGCAGCAGGATAAAATACATGAGGTTCTGATCCTAAACCAAAAACAGTGATCTTTTTGTTATCAGTAAGATCAAATACTATTCTAACAGTAGTCCATTGCTGTAACTGTTCATTAGAGGAAAAATTCTCACCTGTAATGTAAGTACTTATATCCTCATTATTTACACCACTATAAACATAGTAATCGTCCCCTCCGGTTTGATAGACTATTTGAAAGAAGTTATCTGCGTCGTATTGGAGATACAGTAGAGACTGCAAAACGCTTGTATCCCAATCCCATAGAGGTTTGATACTGAAACTTATAGTGAAGGAATTATGGTCTGTGATTGCAGACAAAGCATCATCTAAATGGATATAATCACTACTTGGAGTCCCTAGCATGTGGAAGGATCTACCTCTAAGTGCTTCGGCAGATGAAACATCCTCAGTGTTATCAGGCATAGAGCCATCATTACCACCGACACTATCAGTTATTACAGTATCAGAAGTATCATCATCACAAGTCCAGTACCCTATCAGGTGCTCAGTACCGGCCCCGGTCTTTACACTGGCGTAATCAATATCAGGAGATTCAGATTCTATATGATACGCACCATCAGTGGCCATACCATGTCTGAACATCTGATAAGGGTCATCGTGAAGCTGTTGGATTTCTTCAGCAGAAAGGGCACGGTTATAGGCATAGACTACCTTGATATCTCCACGGAATTGGTCTCCGTTATTGTCGTCATTGCCAATTTTAAACACCCTATCTGGCCTAGATATATCTCCAATACCAGTACCATCATTATTGACTTCATTAACGCTGTCTACATAACCATTTAGATCATCCCCGTCCCTAACCATGGCTACTGAGTGCCAATCGCCATCTCTAATATCAGTTATCTGAGTACCTGTGCTGTTAAAGTTAGTGCCATCAGAAATATTAGTATACATATAAAGATTAGTGGAAACATCTCTCAGCATAAAAATAAAACCATATTCTCCTGCGGCTAAGAGAAAGCCACCATCACTCCTTCCTACCACTACCCCAGACTGAGCGATATCAGATTGATTCACTACAGAAAATATTGTGAAATCTCCTGAGAAATTCAGGGAGTCATCGGTACCACATTCAATTCTGTCATTTAAGGTAGCATCCAAGAAATTAACGCCATCAGGATTCCAAGTAGCTGTAACAAGGGTGCCAGTATTATCCCCAGCAGAGTCACCAGCGGTTCCACTGCCCTCATTAAGAAGCCAAGCACCAACCAGACCATCAGCGAGTGGGTGGTCAGTGATAAGTTCCCGACCATATCCAGGCTTACCGAAGTCGTTACCTGGAATGTTGAGGTCAGTTACAGCTTTACCAGTAGTTACTGAAGGAAGGGTGTAATTTGCAGCCATGTCATGGTATTGCTCTCCCATCAGGAGGCGATCTACAGGGCTGTACTTCTTGGTCCCAAAGGTTCTGGTTGCTGAATCGATGACAAATACTGATAATGATCTTGAGATTCCTATTGGGGCGTCTGCTGTTGGCTTGAACGCGATGTCTCCGGCACCACCAACATATTGATCAGAACTTAACTCATCATACAATAAGGAACCAAAAACACTTATCTCATCTGAGTGTGCGAGTAGATAATCAGCAGAATTCTTAGTAGTAAAAGTACCAGCGTTTGCCTCTATTCCAGAAGACTCATAAAAGTTACTCCTATTAGTAGCATTATTTACACTAAATTGTGCCTGAGAAAATACAACATTAGAGTTAGTTATAACTGAGGAAGCATCCATCTCAACTAAACAGAACAATCTATCTGGATAGACAGTCAGAGTCATGGACATTGAGGTACAACCAGTTAAATAAGAAGTCCCATTTCCACCAGTATTATCGGGTATCCCTTTTATCTTGACTGTTACGTGCGTACCGTAATTCTCTACGGTTGTAGTGCGATTCTCGTCATAGCCCAGTACATAAGTAGTACCATCATTCCAAAGACATAGCCATAAACCAAGTTCAGTAGTTAAAGTGCTGTCAGAATAGAACTTAATTAAGTTTAAGTCCCAATTACTTGTTCCTACCCTCAGAACGTAACCATCACATTGAATCGCTACATAAGTAGCCTGTTCATCGACAGTCAGGTGAGGAACATCAGAGTTAAACTGTTCCGTACCAATCAGATACCGATCATCAACAAGGCTATCAAGTCCTGTAATTATATGTTTCATATTGAACTCACCATATTGTAGTCAGTACCAGCTCGTAACAGCCTTCCTCGTTTGGATATCAGTGGGGTGTGAATCGGGCCTTTACCTATTACAAATGGAACTTGAGGGGTGTGGGGGTTGTTGGTGATTGTGAAGTTGTCGAACCAAGCACTTGCTGGGCCTCCATAACCTTCATCATTACCTAGATGGATAAAACCATTACCATCTCCAGCCCAAGTACCGGATAAAGTTTCATCTCCTACTAACTCTCCGTTTAAGTAAACTCTCTGAAATTTCTCAAGAACATCCCACTGCACAACAACGTAACTCCATGTAAGGTCTGGTAAGTGGGATGTCAGTATTTGTTGGTTAGCAGTATCTCCTAAACGGGTATATATTCGTACTTCAGTTTCATCATCCCAATTAGTCTGTAGTCCAATAAAATTCTCTTCATCATCATATATCTTAAAAAAGAATTTACTAGTATTAGGAGTGTCTGGGTATACCCAAAAACCTATGGTACCTTTAGTAAAATCACAGAGATCATTATCAATAACCTCTATGTAAGCTCCTTTTTCTCCAGCATCGGTGAATAAGGAATTCTTCCCTGACACAGAAACGGTATTATCTATAATGCTCCCTATAGCTTCTACTGTCATCAAACCGTCAGCAGGGATCTGGGTATCAAGAGATTCACAATCCCAATGAAATAGGATATCAGAATGAGCGTTGGCGTAGCCATGGTTAACAGGAATGAAGGAACCGTAAGGGAGGATAGGTTTGTTGTAGAGCCGTACTTCATCTACAATTACTTCAGCAGGGTATGTACCAGTACTTCGGCCAGCGCCTATAACAAGATAGACGGGATCCCCTGACCATTCTGTAGTAATTGTACCTACTGCTATTCTCCCATCAAACGAGGCTACGATTCTATTACTGACCAAATCTACAGATACTATTACTGTGATGTATTGCTGTAGCTTAATATTTGAATCCATAACACCGTCTGCATCTCTAAGGTATATAGACCCTGTATTATTCAGGTTATGTATTATCTGGTGTTTATCGGAAGTAGGGTACCAATCTAACCTAATGAAAGAAGTAGCTGCTGAGTATATAGACACTACTCCCAGATTGACTGAGTTATCATACTCCCATAATGGTTTATACCTAGCTGATACAGTAAACCCATCCTTCCAATTAACAGGATCAAATTCACCGGAGGTAGGCATTGGTATATTTATGTAATCGTTAATACCATCAAATTCTAGAGCAGAATCTCGACCTGAATCACTGGTGGTCATGTCCTCAGTGTTCTTCCCACCCTGGACTACGCCATCCGGGAAGTTACGGAGCTGGTCAACAACCGCAGTATCTCCAGCATTGTCATTGCACTTCCAGTACCCAATCAAGTGCTCTTCTTCAGCACCAGTAATCCCAGTCCTTACACCTTCTTCGTGGACTACTACTGCTGAGTTGATACTGTCTTGATTAATGTCTAACTTGATCTCACCGCTTGGTGCGGTCTTATAAGTACCTCCTACTCCCGGGATGAAGGCATGCTGAGGAGTGTCTGGATTGTTGGTGATTGTTATCTCATCTACATAACAATCAAGTCCAGCACCGCCTACATAGTTAGATCCTATATATAAAGTCCCTGTAGTTATACCTGCCCAAGTGTTTACTATCGTGGCACCAGTTCCTGTCTCTACATCATCGATGAGTAAATGTAATTTATCTGAATCGTCAAAGGTTACTCTCACATGATGCCAACCACCCTCTGTGATGTCTTCAACGGTAGAGATAGTAGCACTTACAGCTTGAGAACGGTATGTAACTCTAAACTTTGATAAGTTGTTACTGATAGAAATATTATTATCAGCATCACCAAAGCTGAAGAATGAAGAATTAGCACTTGCCTGGGTATTAACCCATATTGAGATAGATCCTTTCTTAGGATTAAATATGTCACTTGAAGCTACAGGAACAGAAGCATAATCTTCCCAAGTAGAGACTGTATCTAATCCTAACGCTCCCGCTATTGCTGCAGAAGCTGATAGATTAGCAGAGCCATTCAAGGTCATGGTCTTTCCGCTTATCTGAGTATCAAGAGATTCACAGTTCCAATGAAACAGGATATCCGGATCAGCATCAGTGTACGAAGAAAGGTTGCTTGGTATGAAAGTTCCGTAAGGGAGGATTGGGTTGTTGTAGAGTTTTACCTCGTCTACATATATAGAACATTCTGTGCCGACAAAAGAACCGATATAGAGGTCACTTATATCATTACCCCAACTAGGATTTAACTGTACAAATTGTATAATAGTACCATTGAACTCTATGGTAACTAATTTATTAGGAAGATCAAAGGAGAGTAATACAGTATGCCATTGCTGAAGCTGTATGTTAGAAGTATATACTTCAGATTCTGCACTTTGGTTGAATGTAGGACTATCAACAAAGTTCACAGCATTAAAAACATCACCATTAGCTCTATACCTAAAATATCCAGTATCATTTACATCATACCTCCAGCTTATAATGTACTGATCGGATCCGACATCATATGTGAAGTTAGGCTTGAACTTTAAAGCAATCGTAAACTTGTTAAGATCAGAGACACCAGCTAAGGCAGAAGACAGATCGATAAAATCATCAGTACCATCAAGAAGTATGGATCTACCACGAATAGAATCTAACGTTGATAAATCAGCAGTATTCGAACCCCCTGTCAAAGTACCATCATTACCTCCAAAGATGTCAGTAACAGTAGTGTCAGCGGCATTGTCATCGCAGGTCCAATAACCAATCAAATGCTCCACATCACCAGTTGTCTTGACAGTAGCATACTGAAGTTCATCAACGTAAGGTTCGATGTGCTGGGCACCATCTGTAGCTACACCGTGCCGGAACATTTGGTAGGGGTCGTTGTGGAGTGAGGCTATTTCTTTTGCTGAGAGGACACGATTGTAGATATACAGGAATGCTTGTTCTCCAAGCATGTCTTTTGTGTCTCCTGCCCCTTCCCCTACAGTAAAATCTCGGTTGGGATTTCCAGAAGTAGTGTTGGCCTCATTGTACACATTATTAGTAGCCTCCACCCCATCAATATAGATCTTTAACTCACTCCCTATATCATGAACTACTGCATATCTGTATGTAGTATCGACGTCCAAAGAATCGGTCTCCACAGTAGGCCAAGTAGTGTCTGCTGTGGGGATCTGTTGAGCATATAGTAAAATATCCGTATTAGCAGATTGAAAGGACACATTATCAAATTGTAGTAGCCACTCCCCATCCCCTCCAGCCCACTGACCACATATAAGATGATCTTGAGTTGTATTTCCCACTTCAAATTGCCCTACAATAGTTCTATCTGTATCCCCGTCAATTGAGAACGTTGTACTTCTTGCTTCGTTATCAGCACCATCGAAGACTAAACCCATACCACCGAAAGTTGCTCCGGTAAGGGTAAGGTCGTTATCCCCTAAGCTATCAGCTACATTAGTACCGGAACCTTCGTTCATCAACCAAGCACCGACAAGCCCTTCAGCAAGAGGATGATCTGTGATCAACTCTCTCCCGAATCCAGGTTTACCGAAGTCAGTACTAGGGATATTCAGATCAGTAACAGCAGAGCCTATATCAACATTTGGGAGATTACTCCTTGCAGGGATGTCATGGTATTGCTTACCCATCAGGAGGCGGTCAGTGACGGTGTACTTCTTCATACCGTAGAGGCGGTCTCTGGAGTCTATGTTAATCAACATCCCAAGACGGTGCGTTCCTGCTGTTAACGTCATTTCATCCCATGCATAACTAAAAGCTCCAGATTCCCTGTTATACATAAGCGCAAGATCAGTAGAGAACAAAGGGACACCAAATATATTCATCTGGTCAGCAGTACAACCGATGTAGTTTCCAGTTACATGGGTATAATTTCCAGGATCTACCTCTACCCCACTTGATTCATTTATAGACACAGCATTAGTAAGACCTGGAGCACTATCGAAGTACAAGAGATGCTCTGAGTCAGATGGGCCTACAATAACACCAGTACTTTCTGCTATCAATATTGCTTCAGCGGTAAACCAGCTTGCGTAGATGTGGAATCTTATAGTAAAGGAGGATTCATTAGGCAGTCCTGCTGAAGATGTTTGATGCACACCTTTTATATCTACGACCACCCTGGAAGGTAACGAAGAAACAACTGTAACTGCCTTTGTTTGAAACCCCTCTTCTCCAAATAAATAAGTTGTCCCGGATGATATAATATCAGAACGGAGCCACATCATGATTGTATCGGTTGAATCTAATATTTCTCCATACGATGAGGAACTTGAATCGGTAGTGTTAAATCTTATGGTATACCCGTCACAGTAAATGTAAGTATAAGGTGAACCTTCTTCTACAGTAAGATAATGCCTACCCTCATCATACTGAGCGTCACCAGTGACTAAACTAGAACCGCTATCAACGGGACCGAGTCCTGTAATTATCTGCTTCATATTGAACTCACCGTTTGATAATCAGTTCCTGGTCGGAGTACTCGTCCATCTTTTGTGATGTCCGGTACGTAAATAGGGCCGTGCCCTAAGACGAATGGGATTTGAGGAGTGTGGGGGTTGTTGGTGATAGTTATATTGCATATTGATCCTATCATTTCCTGAGAAGAATTCCCGGTACCCACCAATAGAGATGCTGAGGATGGGGCAGTAATAGCCGTAGTGTTCACAGCAGACTTTATACCATCTATAACTACCCACCTCTGGTTATTTACTGAATCGAAATGTATTGATATGTAATGCCATCTATCATCCCAGAAGTCAGTGACTGTGAGATCGGTAGAAACGCCTCCATATCTATAACGCAGAGAAGTGGGTGTATTCTTATAGACAGAAAAAGCGGTGTAATCAGTAGAGTGTTCTACGATACACGCATTACTAGTAGATGATGATGGGGTTTTGATCCACAAACCTATACAACCAACAGAGTAGTCTATATCGTTAGAGCCTATTTCTAATACCGAGGTACTTAGATCTATCCTAAAAGCCCCAAGTCGATTACCCATCACATCTGCTGTGTACATTATGTCAGTAAGGACTAAATCCTCAGTGCCTAAAGTAGGAGATACAGTTTCGTCCCCCTTAACGTAGAGCGAGATGTCAGAATGAACGTTCGAATAGTGGGTTACATTTGATGGTATAAAGGATCCGTAAGGGAGTATGCAGCTATCGTAAAGTTTTATGCTGTCAATCTTACCTTTAAAGTTTCGTATAGTTGTATTATTTTGTCCTATATAAAAACCAACAGGGATAGCTCCCCAGCTTTCAGTGACGTTTATGACTGTAAGTGTATTATCTACTTTGCAGATAATTTTATCGTTCTGCAAATCTACGCTTATGGTTATTTTTCTCCACTCGTGAAGTTCTTCATCAGATGAGTAAACTTCCGAGATAACCGTGACGACACTGGCATCAGTTAAATCATTTAATAAAGTAAATGCATTCTCATATCCATCATAACTACAACTAAGTCTATCTGTATTAGAGTAGAATAAATCGAATATGGTATTAGAATTAGAAGCATCGAATGCTCCTTCAGCCTTAACTTCTAAAGATATGGTAAAACTATCCATCCAATTAGAAATATCATAAACACCTAAATCTATATAGTCCCCATTACTACTACCTCCTGAAGAGGGATTTAGATAAAGAGAACCCCCTCTAACTGAATCGGCAGAATCATAAGTATCAGTATTAGTAGAAGATACAGAAGTAAAATTCCCAGTATCATCTACAACTACTGTATCATCAGCATTATCATCACACTTCCAATGACCGATTAAGTGTTCAGTATTATCTCCGGCCTGGACACTAGCCTCATGAATAACAGCAACAGGGTTGATCTCATCTTGGTTGAACTCAAGCTCGGTGGCAGAGGATGAGGAATCGATATGGTATGCTCCGTCTGAAGCCATGCCATGACGAAACATTTGGTAAGGGTCAGCATGCAGGGAGGCTATTTCTTGGGGTGAGAGGGCGCGATTAAAAGCGTAGACTACTTTGATGTCTCCTTTGAATGCGTGATCATTGTCATCATCATTACCAATCTGAAATGGTTGCCCAACTACTGATATATCCCCTATACCTGACCCATCCCTGATAACCTCATTAATACTATCTACGTAACCATTAATATCATCGCCATCTCTTACCATGGCTACTGAGTGATAATCTCCATCTCTGATATCAGTTATCTGTGTTCCTGTCTGATCATAATTAGTACCATCAGCTATATTAACGTACATATATAAGTTGGTGGAAATGTCCCGTAACAAGAGTGCATATCCATAGTCTCCTTCAGTGAACAAGATGCCCGCATCAGATCTAGCAGCCACGGTGCCGAAGTGTGCTGTGGCAGACATATTAACAACTGAAAATAAAGTGAGGTTCCCAGAGAAGTTTAAGGAGTCATCTGCACCACAGGAAATCTTGTCAGTAGTACTGCCGTCAGGGAAGTCAACTCCCTCTGCAGTCCAAGTAGCACCGGATAAAGTACCGTCATTACTGCCCGCTGAATCACCAGCGGTTCCACTTCCCTCATTAAGAAGCCAGGCACCAACCAGACCATCTGCTAAAGGGTGATCTGTAATCAACTCTCTCCCGACTCCAGGCTTACCAAAATCATTCGAAGGGATGTTTAAATCAGTAACGGCAGAACCTATATTGATATCCGGGAGGGTAAGGTTAGAAGATATATCATGGTATTGCTCTCCCATCAGAAGACGGTCTGTAGAGTTGTGCTTTTGGGCACCAAAGGTTCTCTCCGTAGAATCTATGACGAACATAGCTGTAACTTCATGAGAACCTATACTCACAACATCACTTGGCAGGTATTACATCATTTGATTGATGATATTGAACATGTTCTTTACTGGTATATCGCCTTCTCCAGTACTGTGCATAGCTATGAATTGGTTCGTTATCTCATCTGAGGTGATTCCCATGTATGTAGCCGAGGACATGTCTCCTGTCTGTCCGGTTACTTCTGAACCAGTATCCTCATTGATAGAGTCCTCATTCGTAAGGTTACCAGCTGCCCACTCTATCCTCAAAGGCCACGATTTGGAAGACAAAGTGATATCCCCTGTCTCTGTCTCCCATACAGTCTTGCAGACAAATCTATCTGAATAAATATGGTAATGCTCTGTGAAGGATTTAGAATTAGTAAGTGGTGTGCCTCCTACAGTACATAAATTACCTGTGACTGAGACATATACATAAGAAGAGGAGCTTACATGAACTGTGAAAGTTATATCCGGATCATATGTAAGCCTGTACAAAGTGGAAGCTATGTTGAAGTCTGTAGTCTTGTTAAGATATGCTAATCTAACCAAGGAATTGTTATAAATACCAGGAAGGTAATCCCCGATCTTCAATACATAGCCATCACAATAGACGTTTACATAAGTCCCTTGATCATCAACAGTAAGATACATCAGGTTTCCTTCACGATAATTGTCCCGTCAACTTCCCATTTGTTCCCGGTAGAAGTCAAACATCTGATTGTGAATTTGTATGGAGTGAGGTCTACGGTTCCGGCCTGGACACGGATATAAACTCGAAAGGGTTCGTTCACTGGGAGCTGCTGGGAGCCGGATTCAAGGACATCTGCAGTTGCATCAGTCCCGGCTTTATCCATGGCAGTGGTCGTGGCTGAGGTTATGGTCTCCCCGTCCACCATATTATCTTCGAAGTTTCCGAATATGAAGTAAGCTTCATACGGTTGCTTGGTGGTGCTTACTAATTTAGCCATTGTTTAACCTTCTGTGTGGATGATTTGAACGGTGCAGATCCTCTGATAACGGAGTTCCTACCAAATGACCTTACAGCAGTTATAAAATCATACACCACTGAGATGAAAGATCCAAGGCCTCTTGTAATTAAACGAGAATTTTCTCCGAGCCCTCTGGTAATCATACCCTAACTCTTTCTGTGATGTCTGTCATTGAAGGTGATCCGGAAGAGTCAAAGAGATTAAACCTGGCAACTTCTGTCACGTTGTCGTCCGAATAAAAAATCATTTGATTGCTGACTATTTCCCAGCGGCCTCCCTCAATCCCTTTAACGAAAGACACATCAGAGAGAAGAGTAACTGCATCGGAGGCACTCCAGACTTCAGTGGTGATGGATTCTTTTGTGAATTCTTTCAGGATGACGGTGCATCCGGCCCCGCTGTTATCAATAACTTCACCATTTCCGACAATATCCACCATCACGGTTCCACCGGTACAGGATGAATCAATCGTTAATGACCCGGCCCGGAGTGATATGTTAATAGTGCCAGATGGGATATCTGAAAGTGTGATGTAGCCTTTGGTAATCGGCATACTGATATCATTACCTTGAGGGTGTAAAGTTGCAGGGTTGGTAGGTATAACGATACAATTACGAAGCATTGTTTCCCCAGAGAAGTAAATATCCCCTGATAATACACATCCTTCGACATGCCCTGCTACTCCAGAAAGGTCGACAAGATCGCAATCATAATATTCCTGACTACCTTCTACAATACCGGTGACACCGGCATACTTAACAGATATACCGTTAGTTAAAGAGCCAGATTCAAAAGTAAGGAGTTGGTTATGTGAGGTTACTATATACCCCTCGAAGTCATACCCAGAGGGTAAGGTGAAGGAAGAGTGAAAGTGATATTCATTGAGGTTGTATTTCCCTGATATAATTACAGCATCATCGAGGTTATCAACGGGATATCGGATCAAACCATATGGATCAGACTCACCAGTAAAACCAGAATCCACATCGAGGTAAACCACCCCTTTGTATTTTCCGGCTGAAAATGAGTCAATACCAACAGTTTCGTTTAGAAGCGTAAGGCCGCCATATGTTCCGGAAGGAAGATAGGCTCCAGATGTAGCATCGATGACTTTGCCATCCCCACGAACAACTATGGTACCGTTAGTAAGGCCTGCGGTTCCAAAGCTTCCGTCTAGATCAAGTTTTACCTGACCTGCCCCTAAGTCCACGCTTATTGCTTCCGGGCCGGTTTTGTTTGTGAGAAGGATGCCTCCGTTGTAATCCCTCAATGACAGGGATTGCCCCGCCCCGCCCATGTCGATTGTTGGGGTTCCTACCCCTGGCACTCCGCTGTAGCACGAGAGGAATTCCGACACTCCCCCGCCCCCCAACGTTATTTGCCCCGTTCCCGAGAGTACGCATGCTTCCACCGATCCATTTATATAATTAAGATCTTCTACCAGGCACCGGATGAGTTTAGATTGCCCATCCAAGGTCCCTGTTACTTTAGCTTCATAATAAGAACAATCCTCTACCGTAGGAGCATCTTCAATGGAGATCGTTGTTCTGTCCCTACTGGCACCAATAAAAGTAAAAGCATGCAGGGCTATAGGATCCCCTATATCATCAACGAGAGCCGCTTCAGTAAGGTCAAGATCCCCAAGAATGGAGCCAACAGTAAAGCCATTGGTAGTTGCTATGTTATAAAAATCTGTAATATTATTCGAGGGTGCCCCTGAAGTTCCTATCTCATGACCGTTTGGAGCTAGCCCTGTGCCTGAGTAACCATTCTCCGCATCATAGGTGATCATATCATTGAACGCCATACGATTAATCGCTCGAAGAGAATCCTCATCGCGAATAATCTCAGCAGCAGGAGGTTCATACTGGATAATGATACTGGAAGTAAGTAGTGTGGTGTCGATACAAGCTGGCCCGGACTGACCATCATCAGTGATCTGCTCACCTGAGACATAAAGAGTATGGTCAGCATCCTCAGGCCTGACCTTCCAACCATGGTTAAAGATCGCGTACCTTGGAGTATACTTACCTCCTCCTTTAGGAACCGCCCCGGCAGCAGTAACAGGGACATCAAAAATACGGAGCGATTCATCTGTCCGTCTGAGGTTTCTGACCTCAACATAAATATCTTCTACCGGATGGTATTCAGTAACACCCGATAGAAGATAGATAAGTTTAGTATCTAGATCAAGATGATCTATTACTGGGGCTAATACACTCATTACGCATTATTCTCGATTCCAGGTGAACAAGAGAAAGCTACGGTAGTCTGCTTAGTAATGGTATAAAGAGTCTTGGCCTGGGTAGCGCCACCATCACCCTCACAAAGGAAGATACAATCTTTATCCGTATCAGGAGAGCCACCAACAGTATCACCGGTATAGTCAAATGGAAAGATGATCTTGTCGTCAACGTCAGCAGAAGAAGCGTCACCTTTTACTTCTGAAGCTCCGGAATCCTGAACCGTAATAGCACCGGCAGTATTATAAGCTGCAGCGAAATAAGAATGGTACCAAGCATTACCATCACCTTTTGCGGTTGCTCCGACTTCAGCTTCAACAGAAACTGAGAAGGAGTATGCTTTGATAGTACCACCATCATCAGTCATAACCCCGCGCTGCTGATCTGAAGTGGGGACGTTATAGAGATACAACCCTAAGGAATCTGCCCCAGATCTTGTTACAACCTGACCTGATGCATTATAGTAATACCAAGTATTAACTCGTTTTCCATAAGTCTCTGTCTCAGAACCTGAGTCAATATCAACATCATCCTGAGACAAAGCGTCAAGAACTGCTACCATTTGATCAAGATTACCAGCAGCAATAGGGGAAGCATTAGTTCCAGTTCCTGGATTATTTAATACCCAAGTGAAAGTATAAGTTCCATCCTGATTAGAAAATTCATCTCTTGTGACCGGTACCGCAAGTTTCTCAAGATTCATCGTATCAAATGGAGCAATAGGTGCCGTGTATACATCAGCAAGGGTATAATTACCGGTAGTCAAATGGTCTGACTCATTAACGGCAAAACCTGTTGAATACCCACCGAGCTCTGCGATACCGAGATCGTTTACGGTAGTCTTACGATCATATATCTTAGTAAACGTTCTAATTGACACAGCTTCATACAGACGAGTATCAAAGTCACCGGCCCCGACATCAGATGGAGAGTTCCCAGTATCTCCCAGCACCTGTACTGCTTCATCGATCTGGCCGTCTTTCGCATAGTCAGTAGGAGTAAGCGTATTAACATCAGGGGTCGCAGAATCGGACAACATAAAATAAGGTTGGGAGAGGGCTTCAATATTAGACAATCCCTTGTTACCGAAATAAACTCTATCAGTACCACCATCTGAGGCAAACTCATTCCACCCAGAGCCACGAATAATAGATCTGTCATCAGCTGTTGCAGGTTTACGAGAGTTGATAAAGTTATAAGCTCCACCAAACTTAAATGATCCAGATGACCAACGGTAGAACTTACGAAGAGTCTCATCTGCTACACGTTCCTGATTCTCGAATGCATAGATCGCTTCAAATTTAAGCCCCAGATCAACCCCGAGAGGGTTATCAGCATCTACTGCCCCACCGAGGGGTGAAAGGTCAATAGTAGCAAGTTCATCTACTCTAATGAACTCAATTTCCCCAGTAGTCGTATTAAAGAATACATTACCATCAGGAGTACCTGATCTACTTTCAGTTGATTGAATCAGCAACGAATCGTAATTACTAAGATCAATTAAAAACTGTCCTTCTCCAGACATAATTATACCTCTTTACGTGTGAGTTTATCCAGGACTGTAGCAAGACGTTCATTTTCGTCTATTGCCGCATTCAGCCTGTCTTTAAGAATCTTGATTTGTTCATCATACACTTTAACTGTCTTTCTTTTACCGAAGGATATTCCTTCGTTAAAAGCCAGTAGCTCATACTTCTTGGCAAAGGCCATTATAGAAAAAACCTCTGCCTCGGTAAGCTGTTTAGGGAGCTCTCCTAAACGGAGGTTAGTTTCATTCTGACACACTCTCCAAGGAGTCTTTACATTATCATTGGTGTGCTGGGTAACATGAGAGTGCTGCAGGTCGATGTGATCCATTAATTAAGTTCCTTTTTCATAATGATCGTTAAGTTCTGATTGCTATTTATTAAGGTATCGTTTGTCCTGTTTTCAACGTACCCATCTTTCATAACTTGCAGGACTACAGCATCATCTGTAGCGTAGGAATAGTTGTATGCCTGACTACTGGATGTTGCTACCTCTTCACCATCTAACTCATCTCCGTACTCTCCTACCACACCTTGGTAGTCATACAGTCTCCACTCATACCCAGTCATGGAGGTACCGTCCTGGTCTTCAACAGAAAAAGAGAAAGTTTTTTGCCCTGCAACAACCGATACATCCCCGGCCCCAGTGTTATAAACAAAAGGAGTGGTTGCTGTATCGGTGACGTTTATTGTAAGAGTAAATCCATTATCAACACTTACAAGGATGGTTTCATTTCCAGAGGATGCTGCAGTGTAATCATAATCAGAGTTGTCCCAGGTTACTGAGGTGTCAGAAGCAATGGTTCCGAGGTCAACCGCATGACCAGTTCCATCTGAGTTAAATATATACTTGGTGATGTCATTCAAGGAGTTTGCTGTGATTCCTACAGACCCTACAGGTTTATCGAGAGTGCCGGAGGTCATCGTAGCACCCCCTTGTGTTATTAAGCCACAACGTCTATGGATGGACGTCAGGATGATGGAATTACTCTGGTAGATGAAAGTATCCATATCTGTAAACGTACAAGATGTCTTGTTCACCGTGGCGTTATCTACTACTTCAAAACGTCCTTTACTTACAGTTCCAAGAGCCGTGATCGATACAGCAGTCCAATTAACAGTACTCCCAGCATTATTTACTTCTATCTTATTGAAATTAGCGGATACATTGATTGTGTTCTCTACGGTGATACTTACATTTGAATCTTCGAAGTATACAGCAGTCCCGGACAGGCCCAAAGACATCAGGCCTTGCCATTTATAACCACCTTCTACATTCTGGAGTAACCCCCACTTAGCAGTAGAGGCATTGTCGAGTACAGCATATCCGGAGAATATGGCAGGATTTCCTGAATCACCTACAGTATATCTTTGTTCACATCTACCATAACGAATGGCATTGACAGCATTTGGATTACCACGAGCCTGGGCAGTAGCAGCCACAGCCATTCCGAATGTATCGTATGGAGAAGCGACAGATCCTACCAAGTAATCTTCCGACAGAGATGGATTAACAGCATACTGATACCAACCGCCTTTCGGAGCCGGGGCCGCGTCACTACCTGAAGCATTCCAACCTTTGAAATCACCAAAACTATTACCAACCAAAATCCGCACACCGCCACCGGCAAGATTTGCCAATGCAGGAGGTGCAGCCCAGAGATGCCAGATCAGTACGGCCCCATCTGTTGGAACAGCATAGGTCCCGGTGTGCTCATACATAATTGTACCAACACCATCTTTAGTGTACTGAGCAGACACACAGGCAGTGCCGTTATAATAAAGGTTGCCATCGTCGACCATGGAGCCGGCATCATCCCAAGCTCCATGAGAGGATTCATCCCAGGAACCTGCATCTGTACCGATATCGCCAATAGCTATGGTTGTTAGGTCAGTTTCGTATACTGGAGCTGCCATATCGTTACGTCACTATAGAAATTATGAGACCTTTATCTACTGTGATAGTCTTACCATCATTAGATGTGAAAGTCCCAGTAGCTCCCTTATCATCCAGGTAACCTAGACTAAGGACTGCAGCATTACCTGCAGAGTCTATTTCAGAACGAGATACCTGAGGCATAAGGCAAACACCATTGGTGAGAACCTGGAAGCCATCTTTACGATCTCCTGTTCCAGTTCCGACACCTACCTCAAATACCACACTTGAATTCGTTCCATTGTTGAAGTTACCACAGGAAAAAGCTCCTGAATAAGCAGCCATGGTACCTTCTCCGAACGCTGCTGTGTAGTCATTAGAAGCCTCGGTATTATATCCACTTGCTACAGCACATAATCCTGAAGCAATGTTAGTGTCTCCAAATACAATACTATAATCACCCGAAGCTCTCGTATTTTTACCGGTGGCGAAACTCATATTACCTACAGCACCCCTTGTAGAAGAGTTTCCTGTAGATATAGAGAGGTCAACAGCATCACTGCCAAGATCCCCGTAATCATCAGTATCCATACCGACGAGACGCCAGCCTGGGCTACCATCGGTGATCCTTTCCAGCCCAGTAGATCCACCAGCAGATACAGTAATCCATTCAAAATCCCCAGAGCCTGAGTTAAAGCTGAGGATGTCGCCTCCACTGGGGGAGTTAATGGCGTACAATTTACTGTAGTGGAGACTGGCGTTACCATACTTGTATTGAGTCACAGCTCCATTGGTAATCTCATCTGAATCAACAGAGTTTGACCCCATCTGAGTAGCAGTAATTGTTCCAGTCTGAATAGCAGTGCCAGGGATGGAATTACTGGAGTACCCTGCGGTCCCTGTATCGAGAGAGTCCATTCTCGTTTCCAATAAAACAGAGTTAGCTCTCCAAGTCTCCAGAGAAGTCCGAGCGGTAGATTCAAAATCAGTCTCCCCCGTAGGTGGAAATGCTGGCCATGTATAACCCATTTATTAATCTCCTGTTATAGTGGATAATCAGGCCAAACTATCGTGGCCGTATCGTAATCGATTAATTCTTGTTCCGTTCTATCTTGATCTTCTACCCAGGATTCTTCGACTTCCCGGGCTGTTTCCATATCATCGTACCAAATGTCAAGAAGATCATTATCATCAAGGACTTTCTTATCAGATTGACTTGCTGATCCTTTAGCTTCCTTCCGAAGAGCTGTAGAAAGCTTTGAGAACTTCTTTAATAACTCCACCGGATCAGAGGTCTCCTTCTCCATAATCTCGATGTTATGTGCTGTCAGTATATCAGATAATCTCATTGTTACAAGCTCTTCAATGGTATACACTGGATTTTCTATGGCGTCCTTGGCCAGAGCATGAGCGTCTATAATATCCTGATAAGGAGTTAAATCTATTATGAGGTTTACCTGATTATCTATTAGCTCCTCATGACCGTTATCAAGATCCCATTGAACTACGTTCACTTCAGGATCCATTCCAGACAAATCTAATCCTTTTATTTGGTACCCGTCAATCATTACTTTATTGTCAGGAACCACTATAGTTAACTTCATCTACCTGTTTCCTCTTGTATTTTTGATTTAACAGCTACCATTCTTTCTTTAGAAAATTTCACCACGGAATCCAAGGGAGCATGCACCATGGTGCCGTCCTGCATCTGGAAGAATCTGAAATTAAATTCTTTATCAATCCCATCTCCTATTACATCTACTAATTTAGTGGTTCCAGACAATGGTCCAGGAGGTCTGAACTCTACTGTATATGTTATATCAATCATTATTTAATCCTCATTATATAGTAGCAAGATAAATACTTAGGTCTGTTTTCAGGGGCAACTGTCTCGGAGTCAAAAGCAGCATGATCGTGATTTATACTGTGGCTATGAGAAGAACCACTTCCCCTATTACCTATTGGGGTAGCATTGTCTCGATCAGAAGTAGCGGCACTAGGGGCTTGAAAATAAGACCCAGTACCGGAAGATGTTGTATGTCTAAGAAGATTATGATCATGTGAAGGCATTTGAGCTTCTGAAATAGATATAGGTCCAGAAGTAGCAACTATAGAAGGAACATTTACACTATGATCATGAGACATTGTGCTGCTACCACCGATATTACCGGCAATGGTGTCACCCATGATGAACCTGTCATCAGTCAGATTAGGAAGATATTTGTTGGAGGCATTAAATATGGGGCTATCACTATCATTAGGAGCTGTGCCATTACAAACATTCCAACCCATAGGATTCAAATGAGTGTTGACAGCAGCTATTGTATTAGCTGAAGCCATTATCATTGAGTAAGAACCATTAGCGGAGTTCGCATGGTGGCCACCATGCCAAGCTATAATGGATCCGATTGGGCAAATACCATCTGTATATTCTTTGGTTGGTATAACGGAGTCAGCCCCGGCACGTATTTCAGACACCGTTGCTCCAGGAGCTTTCACTAAACCATCAGTGTGCACCTCAAGAGCATTAGCTCTACTTCCATCATCTGTACCAATACCGACCTCAAGAATAGTACCAGAGGTATCACTATTCCACTTACCGAGAGCGGTACCCTCGGTATTGGTCATTTCAGTACCTAGACCAGCGACAAATGAGTTATTCCCTATGGCTTTTGTCAGGTAACCAGTAGCTGCAGTATACGTTCCCGAAGCAGTAGTACCATAACCAGTAGCAAAACTACCAGTACCGGTAGCACCCATAGTATCATTGGTAGCAGTATAGTAGGATAAATCTACAGCTTGAAATCCAATATCACCATAGTAGGTCTGAGTCCTGCCTATAAGGATCCAACCAATACCATTGCCATCGTCCATTACCTCCAAACCAGTTGGAGGGGCGGCTCCGTTAAAGGCATCAGATATGTATTTCTTTACCGCCTTCTCTGTAGGTACTTTATCATCTGAATTTGCTGAAAAAGAGTCATCGGTAGAAAATTCACTGATTGTTGTCCCTTCCAACAGTTTAATCTTAGGGGCATAGAGACTATGGACTGCTGAAGCTGTGTAGATTGTTCCTGTAGTAGAGCCATCGGTAGGGGTATCATGATAAGTGACGCCAACTCCGCCATTATCTGATATTGCACGACATTCAATAGTCATGTGTCGGTAAATATCTACCTGCCTAGCTTGGATTTCATAAAAACCAGTAGCTGTCTTGACTAGTCTGACGTAACCGGTCATAGGACCTGATACTTCACCTGTATCTAAACCATTCAAGGTGCCATCACTTCTACTAGCAGATACATAAAATTCTAAATTAACAGCATTCACAGAATGCCCGTAATTAGTATCAGCATTTGTAATGTTGATTACGAAAGACATAGCGGTATAAAGATCAGTATTTATGGTTATACTTGCTATGTTCTTCCAGTTCTGATCGGTACCCCCGCCCCAAAAATATCTATAAGTTTCATAAAGATTAGAATGCCTGGATACTCTGTTTGCCTGGGCTAAGATGCCGGTCATAGTGTCCCCATCAACGGCTACAAAGTCATCCTTAGTACTCCCATTCAAAGTATCAGCATTAAGGGTGTCTCCTGTCGTCAGCAGGTTGTTATTATTCCATTGACAGGCTGTGGGACTTATAGATAAAGAAGGACCCCACACAACGGGATCATCGGCATTAGTTCCAGTAACTGCAGCCTTTAAAACTATAGATCCATTGGAGGAGTCACTAGTACAACTAATGGATGTAGCCCCATCCCCGGCTACAACATACCTCTCATCACCATCATTATAGTAATTACCACAACGAATTAAAAAGTTACCACCAGAGTCGTTCCAACTAATTCTTTTTTGCCCTGCTGAATCCATCATGATGGCACCAGTAGTTCCGCTTAACCACAGGGCTGCATCATTAGCAAGTTGAGCTTCTTCATTGGTCAATTTCATCATTCCAGAGCCAGTTAAATCACCGGAAAAAGAGTCATCTACCTCTGAACTTATCGTATTAGTATCTACATAAGTCTTAACAGCCTTCTCTGTTGGCACAGCACTATCACTGTTATCAACCAAAGTCGCATCAGAGGAGAACTCACTAATAGCAACGGAGTCTACGTGTGGCAATTCAAAGGTACCATTACTACTGAATGTAAACAATGGCCCTGCACCCCACCCGCCCTGCAACCCAGTTCTAACCCAGATAGTTCCATCAGCAGTTAGGTACATATTCTCAGCGGTAGTATCAGATGTGATACCAGCATCAGCTACTTTAGCTAATGTATCGTCTCCGGCATGTAGAAACATGGGGCTGTCACAACCTATGGCCAAGCCTCCTAGATCTGTAATCTTCCAAAACTTACTAGAAACACCATTACTTGGGTGAAAATCAAGAATCTCATCTCCAGATGCTGCGGTTGATTCATATCTCGGTGCTTTTACATCTCCTGTGAAAGCAGCAAGAAGCGTTGTATGGTTGATACCCAAAGCTGTCGCTATAAAAGACTCTGCATCATCTCTTGTCTGAAAAGATAACGACCCTCCATTTGAGACAAGGAACCAATCTAGGTCAGTGCTGTCAGATTCTTTTAGATAGATTCCTGGAGTAGTAGCTGAGATTCTAATTGAAGCTGTAAACGCAGCACTGTTTACCTTAGCGAAACTTGAGGCATGATAAGTATCAAGAGTGTCAGCATCAAGTCCATTGTCTGAGCCTTCATCATCTGTTGTAAGAGATCTAGCTCCTCTAGAATAAACGTCCCCCTCAACCTCTAGATGACACTCAGCATAAGATGACCCTACTGACTGTATAATAAAGGCTTGACCTGTTCCAATAAGATCAGCGTCCTCCATCTCGTGAATTATCTCAGCATCTTGGTCTGTAGTAGTCTGAAACAGTAACCGTGAGTTGTTTGTAGAAGTAGTACAGTCAAGGATAAGAGTAGGATCCCCTTCCTGCAATGTTACGTCACCAGTAAATAGGCTTCCTACTTTTGTAACGAAAGTCGTATCAACGTAACTTTTAACTGCATTCTCAGTAACTAAGGAGTATTCACTGCTATCCCCTAAAGTGTTGTCATTAGAAAATTCATTAATTGATTTAGTGCTGTTAAGTTGAAGGTATCCTGCATTCGTTAATGTGAGCGTGAAACTAGAGCCCCACCCACCTTGTAAATTTGATCTAAAATTTATATGATTATCAGCAGTGATAAACATATCTTCGCCAGTAGTACCAGCTACGATTCCTGCATCTGCCACCCTAGCAGGAGTATTATCTCCAGCATGGATGAACATAGCACTATCACATCCAATGGCGAGACCACCTTGATCGGTGATGTCCCACATCTTTCCGGAGGTTGAAGTAGAGGTATGCCAATCAAGGATGATGTCCCCAGTACCTGTGGTTGCTTCATACTTAGGCGCTGAGATAACAGAAGTACCGTCAGAAGTTACGAGCTGCTGATAAGAAGTGTTGTCAGAGGTTAGGTTAAAATCCCCTGTAGGTTCTGTGGTTCCTACTGAGTTATTAGAGAGGACCTTAGTGACTACATAAGAGGACGACATAGAGGTACGATACCACTCTCTATGCATGTCATGCCCGGATCTATTATAGTACACCTTCATGGTGCGGGCATTGTTGTCCGTGACAGTCTTAAAGACCGGAGCATTATCAGAGAGATCAGGAGCAGTAATATGCATCCAACAGTCTGCTGTAACGAACGTGGTCATGTGGTCATGAATAAAGTACAGACTGAAGTCGTAAGGGTCGCAGTCCTTACCACTTATATGCCAAGTCTCACTGACGAAACTCTCTTCATCTTGATCAAAAGTATATGTAGCCAGGAGATACCAATGAAGTTTTGTATCAGTACCTATGTCCCCCATGAGGACGTTGTTCTCACCGTTAGCATATACGAACTCAATAGCATGCATGTCGTCAACGGTGTCAGCATCCTGGCCGACACTTGATAAATCATCTTCTGTCAGTAATCTACGGTTATTGGCTTTGAGTATGGTAGAATTAGGTTCTGATCCTACGAAATCCAACTCATTAGCGCTGTAGCAGTGAGCCGTGATAGCAGGACTATCTCCATCAGTGACCAAGAAGTCTAACTCATTACCAATCGTAAGACTACCACTCCCATCAATAACAGGAATATCGTCTATAACGTCAGCCCAAACACTACTGGATCCTGAGGTGTTGGCATGCTTGCCATCAACAGTATCTGCATCTAAGTTATTCCCTGAACCCTCATCATCACTAGTGAGAACGTTTACACCATTCCAATGGAAATTAGATGAAGATATAGAGAGAAGGTTATCAGAAGTTGTTATGGCCCCATCTTCAGATGTAATGACTTGATGGAAGGTATCATTACTGGTACGCCATTCGTTGGTGTCTGTTGGTTCTGTGGTTCCTACTGAGGTGTTAGAAAAGGCCCGGGTAACCTGATCTGTTGTTGCCATAGAGATTCTGTACCATTCTCTACAGGTATCGTTTCCGGATCTGTTATAGTAAATCTTCAGAGTACGACTAGCATCATCTGTTATTGCTTTAAATATAGGGTAATTTCCTAATATCTTATTAGCAACAATTGACATCCTACATTCTGGAACATCGAAATTATCTATATTAACGAATTTGAAATATAAGCTTAAATCATAAGGATTACATTCATCCCCTGTGATATGCCAGGTTTCATTCACGTAATCATCTGTTACAGCAGTGAATGTGTACGTAGCTACAAGATACCAATGAAGGTTGGTGTCTGTTCCTATGTCTCCTAAATTAGTATTATTCTCACCTGTCAGATAGACAAACTCATCGGCATGCATATCATCGACTAAGTCTGCGTCTATCCCAGAACCAGCACCACCATCAGCCACTGTGAGAACTCTATCTCCCTCGACTCTTAACTCAGCATCTCCGGGCCCGATTATATCCAGGACATTGTTCGTACAGAATGCTCTGATGTCGAAGTCATTCGATGAGCTGGTAGCATGGAAGTCTACAGTATTACCAAACTCAATAACCCCGGAAGAATTTACCATGGGTATTTTATCAATAACTGCAGCCCAGTTACTGGAAGCTGCGATATTTACATGCTTACCATCTGTGGTGTCTGCATCGAGCCCATTGCCGGTACCCTCATCAGCAGTGGTAAGTACACGCTCACCTTCAATATACACGTAGATATCATTGGTCTCTTCTATATCTTTAGCGAGATACCAAATACCGTCTCTGACATGACATCTTAAACCTGTGTCTGCTGAGAAAGGGTCGTCATAATCTGCAAAGTGTTGATAACCGCCAAGGGAGATATTCATCGCCTCCCCAACAGAATCATCTACCTTATTTGAAAGGGCTGTGTCTAGCCCCGTAATAGAAGAAGTAGGATGTTGATTTGCAGAACCGGTATCAGCAATACTATCATGGCTTATGTCAGTGGTAAGGTTATGATTATTCGTTATGGTGTTGTGGTCAATATCAGTAGTAAGATTATGGTTGTTCGTGATTGAATTGTGGTCGATATCAGTAGTGAGGTTATGAGTATTCGTTAGGGAGTCATGATTGATATCTGTAGTAAGATTGTGAGTATTGGCCAAAGAGTTGTGATCGAAATCACCTGAAGTATAAGTGGTATCAGTAAATACGGCTCCGGCAGGGACGTCAGTCAAGACTTGACCGTCATCAACTTTTCCTGACAGAGCAGTATCAAGACCAGTTATCGCAGAAGTGGGATGCTGATTGATAATATCTCTGTTGTCTAACAGACTATGATCGGTAGTCCCAGTACCTGTAGCACTAATAGTGACTATATCATATGGGTGTCCACTGGTTTTTACTACTGATGCCCCTGATCCTTCTACTATTTTATACGGATTCACTTACAGAACCTCTATCAAATTTATGGTATTTTTTGATCTATTGAAAGTGTAGAAACTTGTTGTTGGCTCCGACTGAGTCCTTGCAAAGACCAACCACATTTCATTATTTCCAGAGTTTATAACCCAGGGAATGGGATGAGGGCCGATCTCCAAAAAGGTTTCCTTCAATCTTTCTACATCCCCACCACTAACACACAAATCAATGTCAAACGTAAAGGTTCTCACCCTCGGTCTCTGCAGAATGTAAGTTGCTCCTGAAGCAAGTTCAGATACAATAGAGTAATTTTTAAACGAGGTGGTCATGCCTAGAGAAGCATCTCGTGTTGTAATGTTCAACCCTGCAAATACAATCCCTGTATTAATAACTGTGTCTCCTACAGGTCCAGAGAGATAAATGTTAATTACATGAGCGTAGGCATATCTGTCGTAAGAGATAAAATACTCCTTAAGATCAGCCTTATTCATATCAGTAATCAATTGTTCGTAAGTGGTAGAACCTTGAAGGTTCGTGGCTATCGGAGTAAATAATTGATTTCCATCTACATCTAAAACTTCAACGGTAATAGTAGCCGCATTGGTATTAAAGATGGACACAGCACTAGTAGGATTAAGACAAACGACAGAGATTAAAATGCTATCATTTGTGCCTGAACTTTTTGATACCTTCTGAGGATGAAGATCCAACAAATTTTCCTTTGGATAAACAGAATCTTCAGCATCTGTTCCTTCCATGTGGCCAGGGACATATGGGTCTTCGGTAGCAGCTACATAATAAGGTTCATCAACCTCAACATCATTGACTAAAATGGATATATTTGAAGCTGTAGCTTCATTGGTTACTATTCGTTCCACATCACACCTCTATAGTGAATCCTGTGAGAGTTACTTTATCCTCCCTCACATTGAAAGAAATTCCATTAATCACCATTTCAAACACACCAGTCAATCCAGGTAACTGAACCACTTCCTCAGTCCATTGAATTTTATTTGTTGTAATAAAATTCACACCTTTAGCAACAAAATACTCCAACGGCATGTGAAGTTCAAATTCATAAGGATTGTTTGTATAAATATCCCTAATATTAGCTGATAGTGTGTTATTAAGTGTCAAATCTTCGGTATATGAATTCAAACTTTTAGCCGCTCCAAAATAGAAGGGACTATTGTAAGCTACTCCATCTCCAATTGTTACTTTTGAAGGAGGAATATTGTAGGAATACTTTGAAGGAAAATATTCAAACGCATCGATAACGACAGTGGTCCCAACCCCCTTGTCTATTTCTCTAAGATGTATCTCCTCGGCTACAGCATCTACAATAAAATAATGACCATAAGTCTGACAAAGATTAGCCAAGAGATCAGAATACAATTGCCCGGTAGCAGCTTTAAACTCTACGTCAATATTTGTTGAAGCGGCTAAAGTAGAGATGAGGGTCCAACCTACTTTTGTGCAATAATCAGAAAATACAGAAACAAGGGTATCTGTGCCTGAATTAAAACTTAACTCTGTTTCTATCTGAACATTTGGAGCATTAGTAAATAAATCGTAAGAGATAACAGTTCTGGTTCTGGAATTCACATAGGCTACGCCACTAAATAACAATTGTTTATCCGTGTCGTCCCCATTTGAGTAAAAAACATCCACACCAATGTACTCAACTGAAGTTACTGTTGGGAGTACCGTTAGAATACCGAACTTGGATCTAATCATACCGCCATGAGGAGTATCTACCCCGTAACTTATCCCACTAATATCTATAAGTCCTTCATCCCAAGGATCTGTGAAAGCATAATATTGGGTAGAGATCCTAAAATCAGGGGTAGCAGATTTATCTATTACTCCAGCAACACTGTCCCATATTTCAACTAAAAACATTATATAACTCCAGGATGGGTTGTGAGACCGGTGTAGTCTCTCCGGAATTTATCAGTAGCAGAAGATTCTGACACCTCTACAATTTTAGTAGCAAGGGCCCCTTCATTAATTATTCCGTTACCATCAACCATCACAGTAACCTGAATGTCATTATTAGCAGGTTCCAGAGAACTAAAAGCTGACTGTGATCCAAAGGTTGATACTGTGGCTCCCATATTAATCAAATCATCATACCAACTGATAGGATCCTTACCCGCCTCCTTCTCCAGTTCAATATTTCTAGCCATCTCGACCTGCAGTAAATCTGCGGAAGAGGCATCAAGAGCAATAAGAGAATCACGCATTTCATCAAAACGTTCATTAACTTTATTCGTCCCATAAACAAGTGATGATAAAGTGTCTTGATCGATAATATCTTTCACTGGATCCATAAACTTATCAACCTCAGTCTGAACAGCTTCATCCCAGGCTCGCATATAATCCACATACTCTCCATGACCCGCAGTAGATTCCATCAACACTTCAAGCCCTTCTTGATATTTAGCATTCAAGTCCTGTATCCAAATCTCCGTATCAGACATTCCTACATTTAAGGCTCCAAAAGATCCAAGAAGATCCATGATAGCTTTATCTGTTTCGGTAGTGCCTGCCCTTCGTATCATAGCCAATTCTGTTTCAGTCGCACCAAGTTCAGCAGCAGCTTCAATAGCTTCAGCATAACTGTCTACCATGTCCCTGGCGTTAATCTGCATGTCCGACATGCTGGCATTTATGTCTCGATATGGTCCTAAAAGATCTTCTAAAGAATCCTTACGTTTTTTATCAGCATCTTCCTGAGCAGTTCCTACCGCTCGAATCTCAAGGGCGTGAGCTGCCTGAGCTTTCTGAATATCTTCCTGAGAAGCTCCAAGTGACTCCAGGGTGTTGATAGTTCTTCGATATTCAAGATCAAGAATTCGAATCTCATCCACATAATTTTGGAGATTATTAGATCCGATTATATCATTGAAAGAATCGATAAGGCTTTGAATCTCTGCTATGTTAGGGTTACTGACTTCAGTAGTAGATCCGGCATATGGATTGTAAAAGGAATCAGGAGGACTGGATACAAAGCCTCCATCTGCATACTGATTAGAGCGCATCAATTCAAGAACCGGTCCGTATTTCTTGGTTTGCTCGGGAGGCATAATATATTCGCCACCCACGGCAACCTGAGCCGTTCCATTAATTGTTCCAAGATAAAGATCATCAACCTTCCCGGACCCCCCTTGAAGGACTCCACCAATAACCCCACCAGAGGCAAAGGTATCAATTCCAGCCATATCTGATGCAGGGACATTTCCGATTGCTTTATACAACTCTTTGATAGCAAAATAAGCAGAACCGGATGTCATACCTAATACTTCCAGCTGCTGAGTAAGATCAGAGAATGCGTCAGAGCTTGAGTTTATTCCATTATCAAGGATATTTTGAAAGCTTGCATTGGCATCTGCTGCAGCATCGGTAGATAAAGACAAACCATAAGTGCTCTGAAGGAGAGTTACGAACTGGGTGTTCATAGCCTCTAGCCCTTGAGTGTATTCAGAGACTACCGGTTCTCCCATCTGCTCGGTGAGCTTCTCTACAGAAGTACCGGTTAAGGCCATGGCATCATCAAGGATACCAAACTCGGTACCGATATTTACCAGCTCCTGGAGGAACTCATTACTCTTAGCAACATTTACATCTCCAAATTCATCGAGGGCAATCATGTCGGAGAGATCAATATTAACAGCAGTTGTAAAGTCTTTCAGGAATTGAGAAGCAAAATCTCTTCCATCCCAAAGATTGTAGTCACCCGTTGATTGTGTTTCGATTACATCTGTTGGCTGCTGTCCAAGTTCCTTGATCATGGCCGGGATGGTATGTATTGCAGCGATGATGCCGATTCCAGTGGCTGCTGACCCGATACCTGCTACGAGTGTTCCTGCGCCCTGAGCGCCAGCTTCAGCCGCTGCTAAACCTGCAACACTTGCTTGTTGTGCTGAGTACACTGCGGCTGTCTGAGCGGCTGTCTGAGCGGCTGTGGTGGTCGCTACAGAGGTGAATGCTTCAGCTATAATCCCGTAAGCAGCAGGGACCGTATTGTAAGCAGAGACCGCAGACAACCCGGTGCCCATGGCATTCCCAGCATTTATTCCGTTCTCCATCATATCGGAGATTCCGGAATAGAGTCCGTAGATACTTCCGGCAGCACCTGTCAAAGTAGTTGCTGTGCCGGCATATTGTCCACCCATGGAGGAGTAAATATTAGAGGCTCCACCTGCAGTGGATACGGCCCCGCCCACATAATTTCCTTCTCCGAATTGATTTACTCCTGAATAAACACCATAAGCCCCGGCCAAGGCCCCAAGATAAGGAGCAATTTTATTTTTAAGCTCCGTCATTGAAGTTGATAACTCACTGTACCAAGTTCCTTCAGCAGGAATGGCTCCGTAATCAAGATCATAATTTGAAGGATCAGCCATCACATATTCGCCAGTCGCATTATCAAAAGTTGATCCATACGTCTGTAGATAGGCATCATGATTTGTATAATAATCTTTGGCTGCATCAGACAACATCGATACAGATTCAGATGAAAGAACATTCCCGAAATCATCAACAAACTCTGCAATACCCGCCCCAGCCATTACCACATGCAGTGGGTTGCCTGGTGTTCCGTCAGGACCTCCACCAATACCTAATTTAGATAAAAGGCCTCCGGTCATACCATCAACAATATCAATACTGGCGTTGATGACCATTTTGGCCGCAACTTCAGCTGCCCAATCTATAACACTGTCAAGCATACTTCGAAGAGTTTCATCCCAGATATTTTTGAGGTCAACCCCGAGTTTTTCTTCAGCCGCCAGGATATCATCGTTATATTGTTCAAGGGCATCCAACTTAGTTTCGTTATAACTCTCAAGGAGATCCAACTTAGCCTGTTCGTAATCTTCTACTGTCTGCTCGCCCTTAGAATATTCCTCTTCAAGATCAGCGAGATCCTTGGCATACGATTCATGAAGTTTTTCAGAGTCAATTGTGAATGCTTCTGTAATGACATCTTTTGCATCGTCAAGACCATAAGCAAAATTTTTCAACGTGGTAGACAGGGATTCCTGAATTCCCTCACTCAAGGCACCATGGATTTCGTATCCTACTTCACCGAGTCGCGTAAGAGATTCCGCAGCATCTTTGGCCCCGGCAGTGAATCCTTTCCATAAGTTTTGGGTGTCCCTATCAGCTTCGATAAGTGCCTTGGTTGTTTTTACGGCTGCTTCAGCAGCAACCTTAAATTTAGCAAGGCTCTTCGCGGCCAATACCGGATTATCAATAAGCGCCTTCTTATAGTCAGAAGACTTCTCAAATTGCGCAATTGATTTAGCAACTTCGTTGTTAAGCTTGGCCATGCCCCTTAGACCTTCGCCTTCGGCCTTCAAAAGCTCAAGCCGAATCGTAGCCTCAAGATTTTGCTTAAGGGTAGCAGCTACCAGGTCATTCTTAGCATCCGCAGCATCTAGTTCAGCTTGTGTATTAATGGCCTGAGCAGCTGTAGCTTCTTCAACTTTTGCAGTGTAAGCTTCAGCACCTAAGGCCTTCTTATCAAAACCAGCAATGGTCCCTTCCAGAGCCTGCAGGTTCTTACTAATTATCTTATGTTGCTCGCCCATCCCAGCAGTCGCTATTTTATGGGTGATCTTTGTTATAGCTTTATCCGCAGATTCCAAAGCTCGAACATAGCCTTTGGTTGCTTTACCATCTTTTTCTATAGCATCAGCCCGAGCCTTATGTGCAGCTGACCCTTCATAGATACTTACTCTAAGTGCCTCTACAGCAGCTCTGTATTCCCAACTGGATTTTCCAGTGGCATTAAGAGCTGCTGCACCTTTCGCATACTGGGCATCCAAGTCAGCTTGAACTTTTTCAAGTTCAGTCATTGAGCTAACTGCATTCTTAAGGTCCAGCTGCTTCATAATTGCATCAAAGTTTTTCAGGGCATCACTGGAAGCCTCAACCTTTTTTGCTGTTTCTTCGAACTCAAATCCAAATAATTTTGAACTCTCCATCAGTTCATTCAGATCATCGTCCAATTTTTCTGCTTGGATTGAGATGTCTTCACTTAGTTTAGACCCTAAGCCCTCTGCTTTCTCTTTGAATGTCTCATACAAGCCTTTGTAATAAGCAACTTCTCGTTCAGCAGCCCTAACCTCTTTTGGTCCAACAAGACCTTCATGACTTTCCTGTAATACCTGTGCTCTTTCAATAACTGCGTTACTATAAGCCTGATGGTACACTGCAGTACTCTTAAGAGTTTTAGCATATGTTTCTTCTAGCTCTTGTCGCTCCCGCATTGCTTTTTTGTATTCTTCTATATTCTTGAGGTCCTGGGTATTGTTAACCCCGGCAAAATCCTTACGCTCAATATCTGAATTAGTAAGCAAGGACACGATCATAGCCCATCCGGTAAGAGACTGTTGAAGTGCCTCTATCCCTTTAAAAGTCAAACCAGCCATAACCACAAAAGTATCAGCCATAAATTCTATGGATGATTGAAAAGAAGGATCTGTGATAACGTCACGAACGTTTCCTAATACTTTCGTAACCATTTCACCATTAAAGGATTCTACAAAAGCCTTATTAATATCAGCAGATAGTTGCTTCATCTGTACAGAAGTAGTTCCTTCCAGATGAGCAAAAGTCCTTTCTATGATCCCTATCCCTTGTTGAGCTTCAAAAAGGCTTTCCTTAAACTCATCCCAACCTCCAGACAAAGATTTAACCAAAACAGCACCAGCTTTCAATGAACGAAGACCAAAGATCTTCTTCATAATAGCAGCTTGCTCCGGTCCGGGAAGTTTCTTGATTGCCTGTGACAGATTATCAAACAAGGACCGCATGTCTTTAACCTTACCAGCGTCGGTAAAAGCGTCAAAATCCATCCCGAGGCCCTTCATCTTTTGATGGAGGGCCTCTGTTGGAGATATTAGTTTATTGATTGCAGTCCGGATGGCTGTACCAGCCTTGGACCCTTTGATTCCTGCTTTAGCCATGAGAGCCAGAGCAGCATTTACATCTTCGAATTTTTGACCGGCAACAATTGAAAGTTCCGTGGTGTGGGACAGGGCAGTTCTCAAGTCTCCAAAACTCATAGGAGAGCCTAAGGCCGCAGCAGCCATGATATCAATAGAATCTGCAAGCTTTAGATTCTCATCACTAAAAGCCTCAACCTGGGTTACGGCAAGAGCTGTAGCTTCTCCAAGTGCAAGCTCACCAACAGCTGCAAATTTAGAGAGTTTTTCAATATTTTCCAAGGAGTCTTGAAGGTCATAGCCAGCTTTGGCCATCTCTTTAATACCTTCGGCCAATTCTACGGGAGTGTGGACGGAGCCTTTGATGCTCAATAAGGTAGACTGAAGATCTTGAAGCTTCACATCCATTTCAGAGATGGAATGAGCATAGGTTGTCATGTACTCAAAAGCGGCCCCGGCTTCCATTACCCCAGAGACGGTTGCTTTGATTCCAGCAACAGCAGCGTAAGAAGCACCAACTGTTGCGATAGTGGCCAGGCCACCATAACCAAGTGACATCTTGCCCATGCCGCCCATGACACCACGCATAGAATCCTTCACAAGTCTATTGGACTGTGCGTACTTCTTATTAGCCATGGTGGCTTTCTTTAACTGATTTTCCTGAGACTTAAAAGCCTTGTGAAGGTTCTTGACAGAGCCTCGCACATCATCAATTTCCCCTTCTAACTTATTGTAATCCTTAGCTAGTTTGGCAATTAAAGGGATTTGCTTTTTGACTTGTCGGGAAGCAGCCAGAGCAAGCTCTTTAAACTCTTTTTCTTTCTTGTTGAGTTTATCAAGGCCACCGGCTGATCTTATTGCAGCTTTACGACTTTTGTCTAAGGATCTGGTAAAATCTCCAAGTGATTTAACTATTGAGGTAGAATCACCAGTAATTTTTAGAGCCATACCAACTCCTTATTGAGAAGCCTCCAGGAGTCTGGAGGCTTTATTTTTTCTTTCGCTTGCGTTCAGATTCGGCTTCTTCGGCCCTCTCTGAGATGATAATATTTGCTATCCGTCGAACCTTAGTTGAAAAATCAATTTTTTCATCCTGGGCGATATGATAATCTCCCATTGCCAGGTCAACGGCCAGCATGTTCAAACCCACGGGACCGCCAGGACCCATTATATATTGATCTTGACAATACCCGTGTAAAACAAAGTAAGGAAGATTTGGTTTCTTCAGCTCCGGCCGGCATTTATAACAAGGGGGTTCTTTACCAGATCCCTCATAAGCTTGGATGCAGATATCACAAGATGTTCTACCTGCGCCACTAAGCCAGACACTGAAGTCAATCAGTTTTTTTCGAGCTCCTCCCTCTCTGATTCAATCTCGTCAGACAGCTCAGTACGAAATCCATCGATCATAGGACCAAACCAATCAAACTCTTTCAACACTGCAAGTTTATTATTCGCGGTACAAGGCAAAGGCTGATTATCAGATCCAAGAACTCCTTCCCAGGCAACAACGGCTTTTGACACAAAGGCCTTGGCCCGCTGTGGCATATTAAAACCGATCTCAGTGACAAACTCCTCACCTGACTGCTTCCCTATTACCTGGTTGGACTTGGCCTCAATATCAGCAACCTCTCCAGGTTTAAGGAAGAGTATTTCGATCCGGGTATCTCCGGAAGTATCCTGAGGAACAGTAAACCATTTTGTACGACGATTAGTAAGCTTTAACATATAAATCTCCTTTTTAAGAGCGGTGAATTAAAAAATGTTGCCATCAGGCCTAGTCCACCGCTGGGAGACCAGAGCCATCAGGCAACAAACTAAAAACATATTAACAAACGATAGAGCTAAGACTTGAAGCGATCATTGGGGTTCCAGCGTGAATAGAAGTCACATTATCAATTCCTGTCACAGTAGTAACCAGTTCTTCATCCCCTATTCCATCTTCGAGTGTAATCACAGTAGTGGTAACACTTGCAATCTTACAATACAGAGGATCAACACCGGTATCCATATGATCTATGATAATAGTCTGATCAGCTACAAAACCCAAAGCAACGAAATCCTGAAGTGTTGCTGTTATAGTTCCGCCAGCACCAGTTGCGAATTCAAGATCCGAACCGTTGGCATGGGCAGTGAAAAGAGTAGAAGGTCCTGCAGGCAAGAAAGAAACGGTCCCGGTAAAGAGATCATTCTTAGAGCCCTGAGGAGAGGAGAAGGTACCAACCCTATAGGACCCGGTATCATCAGAAATAAGGTCAAGAGCAGCAAAGTCACCACAAAGCATATTATGGTCAACCATAAAACGCATATCTTGAATCTCAGTGTTGTTAAGGGCTGCATCCATCAAATAAGCCTGGGAAGCATCACCAGAAGCAAAGTTGTAGTTTACAGACACTTCTTCATAAGTACCACCAGTAGGAAGAACAAGATCGATACGTTCACCCATGGAACTTACGGTCGTGGTATTCATCGTAAAACCAATTGGTAGGGCTATAGACTGCAGGCCCTTAATGATCATTTCCTCTGTCTTACCTGCGTAGGCGACAACAGCAGCATTGCTTGCTACTTTATAACTTCCAGTAAATGCCATAATAAATCCTCCATCAACGTTGATAAACTCCTCCACAATGGAGGATCATTACAATGATAGTACAGGCACTTATTAAAGAAGTCAAAAAGAATTTAATTAATCACATTGACTTCATGCCAGTGTCCTGATACTATCATGACACTGGCAATACCGCCTGTATGGACACTTAAAAAATATGAGAACAAAAAGACGGAGTATTGTTATAAAGGATTCGATCTGGGTCAAACTAAAAGACCTCAGTTTGACAGAAGGTAGAAATGTGAGTGAATTAATTAGAGAGGCAATTCAAGACTTACTTCATAAAAGGACAGCCCCGGTATCAAAACAATACGACCCGGTCACAGACCGGTTTACGAACAATTAGCCTCAGTAACAATGTCAAAAGGTATTTGATTCATGCTACCCTGCCACCCAGGAAAAGTCTGAATATTGATAACCTTTGCGGCCTGGTATCCAATTGAGTTAAAGACACTCATCCCGAGATACTGGTTGAGCATATCTGTGTAAGAATAGGCCCCAGACATCCCGGAACCATCCCGAAAATAAAAGGTCACATATAGAATTCCGTGAACATAGATTTCCTTTTCACCTAAAGCAGCCTGCTCAGTATTCGTAAAATCAAGTTCAACATTCACAAAAGGGTCGGTCTGATGTTCAAGATCCACCACAGTGAAATTTGGATAATTGACTAAGGTAGAGGAATAGTGTGTATCATGCACATCCTTGAAAGCTGCAACAACACTTTGCCTTACTTCTTCAAGTGAGATCATAATACTCTATTCCTTAAAGGTTCAAAAATCATAAAAGCCACACGCTCTTGAAACCTGGCAAAAGCACCGTTAGGAAGATTCACATCTCTCACATGGCCAGACTCTGTTATATCAACAAAAGGAGCATAATTCTCAACTACAATTCCGGCATTTCGTATCCGACCAGGCTTGAACTGATCACTAAGATCTTGCAAGCTATTAAGGTTAGAAGCCAAAGCCACATCAACAGCATGCATATGTCCTTTTTGTAGTGCTGTTTTAGGATCTCGTTCAGGCATATTGCGAACACCAGAAAGGCCACCAGAACCACCAATTGACAGATTCCAGGATGCAGCAGACGTGCCTGACCATTGTGGAGTTTCTTTTACCAATTGCTCAAACTCTTTCCAAATTGCTTTAGCCAGGGTTTCGCCCACTTCCTTATAAACAGCGACCTCCATGACATCCATGTTTCTGACGATATCTGATAAGTTATCATGTATCATGAAAGCACCCTACATTGGCAAGTATTCCAATCCCCGTTATCCCTGACGCTCATAACTCTCAAAGGGCCAATCCGATCATTCACCCCAATGGTCACGTCAGATTTTAGTATTGATATAGATTTATCACCTTCTTGAATTTTAGTAAAGGAAGGGGTAACAAATTCATAGTCCTGTTTCAAGGACTCAACAAAACACGTTATGTTAGGTACTGTGGTTTCAGGGTATCCATCAAGGGCTGGATCATACTCAGTTTTGTCATGGTTTATCGTAAAGACCTGGATGGGATTTTCCACCCTCACAGATTGAGCCACAGCAAATCCTGCACCATCAACCCAAGTATCAGTCTTCAGTCTATAATATTCGGACCCGAGCAGTAATATTTGTGACCGGACAAAACTCTTATTTTTAGAGAAATAGAGCTCATATCCAGATAAGTAATCAGATCGTTCTTCTTCATCAGTCTCACGACGAACAAAATAAGGATACGAATATACAGCATTGTCTGGCTGGGTCGCGGCCAGGACCTCTCCAACAGTCCCAACAGATCCCATCACATCAACAGGCAGTATAGGATATTTGTGCCGGATGACTTCTCCATGCCAATAGTCATGGTTAGCAGCAGCAACGATAAATTTTTCGGTCGAAGGGGATTGAATCACCCGTTCAGTAGGAATGACAACATCTATGGTTGTCTCAAGGATTCGTCGCTGGGAGGAAGCCCCAGAATTTGCAACTTCAGAAAAAGGATTTACCTTTCCAAGAAATGTTTCCGAGGAATCAAAAACATCATAAAATGTTTCGGTGGCAAATTTAGAGACTGTATCCTTCAGGCGCATTGATTAAGCCCCCGTAACAGGATCCACAAGAGGTTTGACAGCTGTTAAAGAAGCTGCAGCAGTTTCATCACTGCCCAGCATCTTGTTTATGGCGTTAGAATATTTACTCAACATCTCTTTGACAGAGGCCCGGGCAGCCATAAAAGTGGCTTCCGGTGAAAACCTGGTAAGTGTAGATTTACCGTCTGCCATGGTCTTATAGGCCTTAAGGCCAACCGTATTCAACACACAATCAGCAACCGTATAAATAGAGTACAACTGAATTGCAGAATGCATTGGATCCGTTTCTGCCGTGGCAGAAAAGATCTCTATCAAGGTCTGGTCTTCAGCACTTGGAGAATAAACGCCAGAAGTGTTATAAAGTTCTAGTCCCAAGTAATTCAGATAGACTACGAGCCCCAGCTCCTCATCAGGGAGCTCTTCGAGACTCAGGCCGCAAACAGCACGGACACTGTCATAAGAGTCTACGTAGTCAAGGATATCATCAATCATTTAACTGCCTGGATGAGGTCAGCATTAATTTGTAGTTGCAGCCAAAGGTCTTTGTTGCAGGCAGTAGGAACGCCAGGCTCAAATCTAATGTTTTGTTCCGGGTGATACATCCGCAATTTCTTAGAAACGTACATTACAACCTTCGCTTTAGCAGGAGCCCTTTTCTTAGGGGCAGGAGCTTTCTTCTCTTCTGCTTTCTCTACAGGTTTGTCGTTCTTAGGTTCCATTATCAACTCCTATATTTAGTTAGGTTTCACCAGAAAAGCCCCGGTTCCAAAAAGAAACCGGGGCTAGATACTTACGACTTTAGCTTTTAGGTAAGAGTCATCACACTGAAAGCATCTGCATACTGACGGTAGATAATAAATCCACGGTCAAATCTCATCTCAGTAGAACGTTTCATTACCTGAGCTTCGATAGCCTGGTAAGATACGGAAGAGGATGTGATCTTAGCAATAGCATCAGAAGTCTGCAGGCCCATAATAGTGGCAGCAGTAAAGGTACCGGCTGGCATTACAACCATTCCGATGGACTCTTTGAAGTTAGGATAAAGAACCTGGTAAGGGATATCCATACGATCAGTAGAGTTGTTCATTACGTTGGTTGGACGATCAGCACGATTTTCGATTGCATACATGGTAGCCCAGTCACAAACGATCTTGTCCGGGGTCATGTTCATGCTGTCTTTATAAAAATACTTCAACCATGCTTCTTGATTGAGAATTCCACCAGCAGAGAGATCTGCAGCCGTCAGGGAATTGGCAGTAACGCTTCGGTCCTGAGCGGAAAGAGCAGCAGTACCGTCATCCATAGGAGTAACTGCGGCATCTGGGTTACCATCAAGCAACATTCCAATCTGTGATACCCATTCAGCATAATCAGCTTTCTTATAAAAGCGAGCCATGGTACGAGTTACAAAATCAAGACCGGTGTTCATAGCCTGATCAGAGATCTCAAGACCAAAAGAACTGGCTGGGATCTGACGGCTGATGTCACTAGCAGTGATTGAGAGGATAACGTTAGGACGTGCATTCTGACCTTGACGAGAGAATGAAGAATCCTCAGGTCCACCTTTACCGGAGTAGTCAATTACAGGCTGCTCAATACGAGTACCAGCAATAGTCTCACGATAACCTACCAGAGATTCAAATGCTGAGGTAGCATCGTTCTCTTTGGTTTCCATGGCATTCTCTACAGCTTCCATCAAGGCAGGAGCGAAGAGGATACGAGAATCAGGAATAGCAGGATTGGAGGTATAAGTACCACCAGTTTGATTATCAGCAGCTTCGTATCCAATTGGATCCAAAACTTCACGAAGTGAAGAAGCAGGTCGACCAGTCTCGGCATCACGTTGAAAACGCATTCCGGCACGAACACACATCTGCTGGAAGGTTTCCGGCTGATCTGCTGTAGTTGGAAATTTAGCATTTACATGCTGACGGAAAGTCATTTTGGCATCAGAGGCTTCACGATGAAGGCGCATGCCTTCAAGGTCAAGGTCGAACTGTTTACCATTTTTATCTACAAGATTAACACTCATTTTGAGTTCTCCTTAAACGGCTTGAATGATGACTGTCTCAGTATCCGCAGCTGCGGTGAGAGCAATCCAGTATTTTTGACCAGCGTCTGGAACAGCGATGGCTTTCACAATACCCCAAGTGGTAGGTTTGGTTCCGAGTGCAGCATTAGTATCAGCTGCTACTACATCACCAACGGCAACATCGCCAGATGCAGAAGCACGTACAGTGCCCTTTTCAGCAACCGTAACAACAACAAGACCACCATCAGTGCCCTGTTCAATAGAATCCACAAAACCATGAATGATTCCATCAGCTACAGCGAGGGTTACCTCGGCAGCACCAGTAATGGTTACAGGCTTACCAACATCAGCATCGGTAACCGCCCCAACCATCTTCCATTCACGACGATCATTCTCGCCAACTTTTGGCAAAATTTGTACGCTAGGCATTTTTATATCTCCTTAATAATTAGAATGCGAGAGCTTTAACATCACCGACATCAGTTCGACTGACGGTTTCAGATTTAGTTTCAGCTTGTTCATTTGGAACCACACCACCAACAGGCAGAGAGTTCTCAAAAGTTTTCATCAGGGCATTGTACTCAACCATTACAGCAGTAGGAGCAAATGCACTCATATCAACAGCAGTCAGGTTGAGGGCGACCCGCATGGTATTAATCTGAGCGATGATGACCTCACTAAAATCAGCAACCTCTGCACTGTGTTTCTCGCTCAAATCAGCAAGAACGGTTTCAGAAGCTTCCAACTTCTCAGCTGATTCAGCAAGCTCTACCTGGGAAGCATCATACTTCTCAGTCATCTCAAGTAATTCAGCGGAAAGATCCGGGGTATCTTCCATGGCCTCGGCCTCGGTGGTACCTTCAGTATCTTCTGTGTTAAGATTTTCATCTGCACCTTCAGCAGGTACGTTGGTGTTTTCTTCTTTTCCGTCGTCTGCTCCGGGAGCAGGTTTTTCATTTCCTGCATTAACCAGAGCGGCTAAGGCTTTTTTGCTGATCTTTTTAGCAGCCATACCTTGTTCTCCTTTTTGCTCCGTGGAGCTATTGAAAGCATGATTATTCCCATAATAATCATTAAAACCTTGGTTCTCATCTTCAGCGGCTTTCTTTTGCGCCAGGCCTATGGTAAAGGCCAGAGCCTCATCAAAGGACATGATCTTATCAACAAGACCAACCTGTACAGCTTCTTGACCAATGTATGTCCCGCCTTCCTTAATATCAGTCATGGTAGGCAAAGGCATTCCACGTTCTTCTGAAACAAAACTAAAAAACTTGTCCGCATAAACGTTGACTTGGTCTTGTAATATTTTTCGATTTGTAGCGGTTAACTTCTCATAAGGACCCCCGATAGCTTTACGGGATCCGGATCGAATGATGTCGACCTTATAACCGGCTTTCTTAACAGCCTCTGTCATTTCCATGTGCTGCATAACAACACCAATAGATCCAACCTCAGATAATTCATCTGCGAAGAGATGATCATTAGAAGCTCCAGAGAAATACCCGGCCGAAGCCATGGTTCCGGAAGTGTGTCCTACAGTTTCAACTGGAATGGAGGAGATAAAATTTGAATGGTCGCCCATTCCTGATACGGCCCCGCCCGGGGTGTCGTAATCAAAGAGAATGGCGTTGGCCCCAAGTTCCAGGGCCTCAACAACAGCTGCGCGAATTTGGTTGTAGGATACAAGACCATACCAGGAATTAAAGTACGAATCCTTGTTGGTCAGCTTTCCTTTAACTTCAATAACTCCTACCCCTTCAAAAACATTAAGAAGGTCAGATTCAGGCGCTTCTGAACCAGAAGATAATTCGGCCTGGGCCGAAGCTTCCGCTTCCAGAAATTCTGCTCCGTAAGTCTCTAAGATAGCGAGTGCAACATATTGTTTCTTCATAATTTATTAACTACCTGTTTAAAGTTAGTTTGTCAAGTAATGCACAATGCTTTTATTATTTACTCTTCACACCTTTTTCGTCTGCCTGGCTGTCTTTCGTGGATTTGGTTGAATCAGTTTTGCCGTTATCAGCAGCAGAGGTGTTGCTATAATTATTTCCGGAAGTTTCAGCCGGCTTCACATCAAACATGGTACCGGTTAACGGGGTGTATCCGGCCGGAGGAAGACTTCCAGTAAGCTCAATACTTACCTCTTCATCGGGGCGTAGTCCAAGACTTAACTCCTTGAGTAAACGTGATTGTTTGATAGCACGGAAAGATTCAAGTTCAATCTCAGGTCTAAGGTTAACGTCCTCAAATTTAAACTTCACAGAAACGTCCTGACCGGTTAACCTCACAGCAAGAGTTAAAATTCGACTTATAAAAATATTGATTTCATGTTGGATGAAGGATACGGACTTGAGGAATAACATAGCCTCCGTACTAGCTGCGCTGGACCCTTCCGGGGCTCGGCCGGTTACCGACGGTAGGATCTTGGACCCTGACGCCAGTTGCCCGGATATCAATGCATTCAATACCAGGAGAGTTCGGTCTTCGGACCGGTTCGCATCCTGGACAGTGTCAACAGAGAGACTTGAAAATACGATTAATGAATCCTCAGGATCCAGATTATTCATCTGATTTTCAATTTCTGTGATTGTTTGTTTTGTATGAGCGGCTAACTTATCCTCATCGTATCTGATTTCTGGAGGAAGACTATCTAACCATTCCTCAGAATTGATAGTAATAACAAGGCGTTGGAGAAGGGTACGGTGTGCGGCCCGACGAAGATGGTCGGTGAGCTCCTGGTCCCAGAGCGCGGGTTGAATAGAAGTTTGAAGTGGGCTTTCGCTGTAGGGCGTCCCCATGTCCTGTTGAGTTGCGCTGTAGAAAATAGTTGGAAAATTTAATTCAACATCACCATCCCTTCCTTTATACACAGGATAGGAGTCGATCATGTTGTCGGCCCATTCAACCTTGGAGGTATCAACGGACCTGATATACAGTGGGACCTTCCCGGGCCCAAGAATAAGTTCCGCAGTCATTCCCCCGTATCTGGTCGAATCCAGAATGAGAGAAGAACAGAGTGAACGTAAATCCGTAGAACGGGTGAATCGGCTGTAGTCGTGGGCCATGGAGTCCCAACGAAGACATAGGGCCTGGGCGATTTCTGTGCCCTTAACATCTACACGACCGGTTTCATCGTAAGCAACAGCAGTGTAATTCTTTGATATTGCTGTAGAAATTTTAACAGCAACTGCATGAGATAAATCAGGAGAAGTTCTAACGAGATTGGCGACCACATCATTTATATTCGCAGCGCCTCGAGCATAAATAGAACGATCAAGATTCGTGGTATTGGTTGCAGTGTTGGAAATCTTACTTCCCTTACTGGTCCCCAAATACTTCGGATTTGCTTGTGTCTTAGATGGGAGGCGGCTTGGTGGCTTAGGCTCCGCCAACAACGCAGATTTTAGTCTTGACAGTAGTGACATATAGTTGTCCAATAAAGATAATATTGAAATGAGAATATAATTCTAATTACGTGATGTCAAGAGTTTTATTAAATAATTAAATAATTAAACATGTTAAACCTAGAAGAAAAATCATTGGACGAACTGAGGGATCTCTTGAATAAATACAGAGGAAAAACTCAGACTTGAACTATGAGACGTCTGGTGGTCAAAATCAGACTAAGGTTAAAACAGGTTAAACGTCGCGTTTATGGCGGAACACAGACAACATAGACCCCATGGGAAGGGTCCCCTGTCGCGAACTCTTGTGAATTAATTTAGACGCGCAGACCAGATAACATAAACAATGCCACCAATGATCCACACCCTTCGCAGACTTCACCCATTTATACCGTAACTCAGAAAATTTATGATCACGCATCCTTCGCATGTCCGTGAAATGGCGTACTATTTGTTCATCAAATGGACTGGACTTAAACACGATCTGTTCACTGGCGATCATCCCCGCAACATGATCCATAAATAAATTCTTCTGAATATTTACCTGACGAACGTGTTCCTCATCCTTTATTTTGATCTTATACAACTCCGGCTGAGGTTGATTCGGAACAGAATAAATAGATCCCCAGAACTGATTGTTGGTGGTTGCGAGACGATGAACCACATCCAAAAAAGGTAATGAATCCGAGACGATAGAGAGGATCTTCTGAGTCTTGATATTATAGTTAACGCGATTTTCTAATTCACCAACTGGGATCACCTCCATTCCATACACAAACAACACGTTTTCCTTTAAAATTCCACGCATGTAATGAGAATTACGACCGAGGTCCAATCCAGCTACAGGAAGGCCCCCAGGAGGCTCCTCACGAGTAAATTTTATAGAATTACGGTCTATGGTTGCATCAGATAATTGAGAAGGGAGACCGAGACTTTGATTGTCGAACTCTGCGCGAGAAGAATATGTTAATTGACTAGTGACGAGATCCGCTGGCGTGATGAATGTCGGTGCATCAAAAGGCGTGAGACGCAGATGAATTTTACGGAGATGGGGCTCTTCTATTACCCAGCGACGATTTACCGGTGAGAGGTCGGGACGCCCGTGACACTTGGGACAATGATGGTATGCGTCATCTATGGTGAGGTCCAAGGTACGAACTTTTTCTGTGGTTAATGTCGAGAGAGGGTCCTCATAACCGGGAATTTTGACCTGTTCGTAGTAGTCGGGGAGGAATTCATCCCCGCAGTGACTACAGATCACACTTTGATAATGTACCTGTCGACCTTCGGCTTCTGCGTTTATACCGACTCCCGGGGCGGTGGGCGTAGAAATCGCGATTCTGGGTTTATTTACTGAGTGTGTCTGTCGTGATCGGAGACCGGTGTGGGTCGCGTAGTCACATTTATCGAGTTCGTCGGTGAGAGCAAGGGTAACAGGTCTATTAATCAAAGAAGAGGAGGAATTTGAGCTGGCTCCAAGGGCGAATAAGATAGAACCGTTCTTAAACATTTTTACCGAGGCAGAATCGACATCCTTGGAGATTAACATGTTTAATTGAGGGGCTTGTTCAATAATTGGGGCCATTCGCGTTTTTAGGACTTCCATAGCAAAAGATTTGCTGGGCATGGCATAAATAACGGAATATCCAGGGTTTAGGGCCATTTGTCCTAAAACTATACGAAAACAGACCTCTGAGAGGCCAATTTGACTACATTTCTCTGCAGTTATGTCAATATTGGGGTCTTTTTCGATTAATTCCGTGAAGTATTGTTGAAATTCATGACCTGCAAAGGAGTATGGTTTAAGATTTATGTATGTTTCTTCGATAATAAATCGAACGAGGCTTGTTAAGTCAGGACGTAGACCGGCCCGGAGACGGGAGATAAAGTGTTTAGTTTGGTTGACATTATTTGACATTAAGAAGGTCCTCTAGATCTTTGAGGAAGTCTTCGTGTTGCTTTTCGGAAAGGTGTTTCTGAAGTGTTTCGATGGTTAAGGCTTCTATACGGATCAATCTTTCCATATTTATAACCTTTCCTTGGAGATTTACCAGGTCCCGCAGCATACCGGTTAAGGCTCCCATTGCGCTGGCGCGGGAAGAGTAGGATTCTTCGACATCCCCCTCTGCTTCGTCGGCTAGGGACTCTAACCGGTCGAAGTGCTCGGAAATTTTCTCTTCTAGATTTATTTCCATTAAATTCTTCCCATCACAGCTTTGACGCGGTCTTTCGGGGACAGATTCTCATCACTAGTTTGGTAGTATTTGTTATACAACTCTATAAGTGCGCGGAGCGTGAGGCTATATGTACGACCCGTGTTTTCCATAAATTGTTCGTAGTCATAATCATCGAGTCGGACGGCAAGTGAGTTTCGTTTTATATTCATAAATTATTAGAAACATTTTTATTTGAGTTTGTCAAACAGTTTTAATTAAAATTTTTTATAGGGAGAAATGAGAAATTGTAGCAAGCGTTAGTCTGCCGCCTGCCGCTTGCTGCTTGCTGCTTGCTGCCTGCTGCTTGTAGAGTTAGTCTGCCGCTTGCTGCCTGCTGCCTGCCGCCTGCCGCCTGCCGCCTGCTGCTTGCTGCCTGCCGCTTGCTGCCTGCTGCTTGTAGAGTTAGTCTGCCGCTTGCTGCTTGCTGCTTGTAGAGTTAGTCTGCCGCTTGCTGCCTGCTGCCTGCCGCCTGGTTAAATTTAAAGGTTTGTCAAACGTTTTGTTTTTAAATTTCCCCATGTGGAAACTCGACCTACGATTTTGTGCATATGCACGGTATAAATTCTTCGGTATACGTCCAAAATACTCAACAATATCAGCAACTTAACACCTAGTACAAAATCTTATACCCCACTTTATTCAACAAAATCAAGTAGTTACAAATATTTGTACTGCCGACATTGCTTATTTGTTACCATCCAGTAACAAAAAGCCTAACATACCTGACACGTTAAACAGCGAAAGGCTCAATTTATCTAGTAATACCACAGACTTAAGCCCTTGCCTTCGCCTAACACACGCGACACGTAGAAAACATATGCACACAAGGGTTGAAATTTATATAACAATATCAGTTAGTTGCAAGCGATGGCATGACGCTTGCAGTATAAAGAGTCAGGGCGCGTCACGTGCCACACGCGAATGCCACTTTGTGGCACTCAAAATAAACGGTCGGTCAACCGACCAAAACCAACGAGGCAAAAACCATGACAAAAAATGCACCTACACCAACCATCACCAATAGCAGTCAAATTATTCGTGTTGACCACCTTCTCCTCCTCGCAGACAAAGCAATTGCTGAGGACGCGCGAAAGAATGGCCTTAAAGCTACTTCAGACTCTCTTGCTAAAGAGCGCAAGCAATTAGTTGATGAGTATTGCTACCTTGACAAAAACTCTGTAGAAGAAGGCTTAACCGCCTTGTGCAGCGATTTGGCAAAGATGTTCACGGTTTTTGCTAGCGAGTGCAACAAAGATGAGAAAAAACGAAGAAAAGAAACCGCCATGCGTTCATTCAATCGCGCGGTGAAAGCATCTACAGATAAAGCCTTCGAGCTGGCGTCAAATCGTTATGCACCAACTTGGAAATTGTCGCTCCCAAAAACACAAAAAAGCATCGATGAAAAAATCGGTGATCTTGTCGGCAGTGACATTGATCAAGTATTTTTAGCTGGTATGATTAAATTGTATCATAACGGTGTTGCAAGCACCCAAGCCGAGCTTAGCCGTTACGGTCAGCAACGTGATCAAC